TATAAATGGCTATTTCTCGCGCACAATTAGCGAAAGAGCTAGAACCCGGCCTTAATGCCTTGTTCGGGCTCGAATACGATCGTTACGAAAACGAGCACGCTGAAATCTTTGAAGAAGAGTCTTCGGACAGAGCCTTTGAAGAAGAAGTGATGCTTGCTGGATTCTCAACAGCGCCAGTGAAAGGTGAAGGCGGAGCCATCACATTCCAAGACGCGCAAGAGACTTTCACAGCTCGTTACACTCACGAAACTATAGCACTCGCATTTTCTATCACGGAAGAAGCGATAGAAGACAATTTGTACGACCGGCTGGCGTCTAGGTACACCAAGGCTCTTGCCCGATCTATGGCTCAGACCAAGCAAATTAAAGCTGCCGCAATTTTAAATAATGCGTTTAGCACTTCTAGCGCAATCGGTGATGGAGCTGCTTTGTGCTCATCCGCTCATCCTTCTCTATCTGGAAATCAGCGAAACTTGCTTTCTACGGCTGCCGATTTGAATGAAACTTCACTCGAGCAAATGTTGATTGACATTGCAGGTTTTACCGATGAGAGGGGTTTGAAAATTGCAGTACGGGGCTTGAAGTTAATAGTTCCAAAGGAGCTGCAATTTATAGCAGAGCGAGTGATCAACTCAAACTTACGTCCCGGAACTGCGGACAATGATCTCAACGCAACCAAAGCGATGGGGATGTTGCCTGAAGGTGCGGTAGTGAATCACTTCCTCACAGATACGGATGCGTACTTTATCAAAACGGACTCGCCTAATGGCTTTAAGTTCTTTAATCGTTCACCTATCAAAACTCAAATGGAAGGAGATTTTGATACGGGCAATATGCGATTTAAGGCTAGAGAAAGATACTCCTTTGGAGTTTCTGACTGGCGTTGTGTTTTTGGTACGCCCGGAGCGTAAAGAAACAAAAAAGGGCGGCGTAAGTCGCCCTTTCTTTTTCTGAATTCATTGTTTATTATTTGTTATTCCTGACAGTCACATGGGGTGACTGACACTAGCCACGACAGGAGAACAACATGGCTGTACATTTTACTGGACCTATTCTTTTTGCCGGTAAGGATTCCCCACGTAAGTGGTTTGAAAACCTCCCGGTTGACAAAAACCCTGATTTTGTTACTTACATGGACGATTTTACGGGTATTACTCTTGATACAACAAATGATTGGACGTTGCTCAAAGATTCTAGTGCAACTGCGGCTCTTGGCGCAGATGCAGAGAGCGGCACTTTAGTTTTGACTTCACAAGCCACCACGGACAACGACGGAGCCTCAGTACAGGGCAACGAGATATTTGCTGTCGCGTCGGGTCGAGACATATGGTTTGAGACAAAAGTGAAAGTTGGTGACTCTGAGGGAAGTGCCATTGATTTATGCATTGGTTTAACTGTCAACTTCGCCACGAACCCAGAAAATATGCTTACTGCTGCCGACAGAATTGTCTTTCAAGTAGACGACGGCGACACAAATATTGATTGTGTCACTGAGAAAGACGGCACGGCTACGACCACTGATTCTGGAGTGGACATAGCGGATGACACTTTTGTAACACTAGGTTTTCACGTAACTAGCACTTCGAAAGTAGAGTTTTTTGTCAATCGAAATCTCGTAGCTACTCACACAGATAACATTCCCGATGATGAAAACTTGGCGATCGGAGCTATGGAATTATCCGGGTCCGCTACGGGAACTAAATCTGCTACCATCGATTATTTATTTGCTTGTCAAACTAGATAAGGTATTGAAATGGTTGAAAAAAAACGTGCTAGAGGCAAAGGCGGGAAGTTCAAAGCGGACGACCCTGCAACTCCTGAGAATGAAGCTTGGGAAGAGGTAAAACCAAAAGCGAAAGCCAAGCCGAAAGCGAAACCAAAAGTAAAACCCAAAGCAAAAGCAAGTAGTAGCGCACTCCCGCCGATAGGGAGTGCCGCTCGGAAATCAATGATTTTGCGAGGGGAAATAGAGGAGTAAACAATGGCAGATGCTGTTACTTCACAGACTTTTATTGATGGTCCGAAACACGCTGTTATAAAGTTTACAAACGTGTCCGACGGCACTGGTGAGTCTGCTGTCACAAAAGTAGACGTTTCAACTCTTGCCACTAGCGCTGACGGTGACGCCTGTACGAGTGTCGTCATTGAGCGAATTTGGTGGCAGTGCATCGGCATGAAAGTGCAGATTTTGTGGGATGCCGATACAGACGCCTTTTGTATTGAACTAGGTGAAAATCAGAGTGGAGATCACGATTACAGTAGCTTTGGTGGTTTGACGAGCAACGCCGGTACCGGAAAAACGGGAGACGTAAAATTTACGACGGTGGGTCATTCTTCAGCCGATACATACACTGTAATTTTGTATTTGCGTAAAAATTTTAACTAATTATGGCAACGACTAAAGACGTTAAGCGGTTACCGTCAGGACGATTACAATATCGAGGAGAAACTTTTAGCGGTTATAACAAGCCGAAAAGGACCCCCGGTAAAAACAAAAAAAGTGCGGTGCTTGCGAAAAAAGGGTCGCAAATAAAATTAGTAAGATTTGGTGACCCTAATATGACAATAAAAAAAGCGCAACCTGGGAGGAGAAAAAACTTCCGGGCACGTCATAATTGTGACACTGCAAAAGATAAATTTACTGCGCGGTATTGGTCATGTAAGGCTTGGTAGATGAAAACCGAAGAACTATTGCAAAGACTCATTCAACATGAGAAAGAGTGCGAGCTGCGATACGAACGGATTGAAGAAAGGCTGGATGACCAAAAAGACCACCTTAAATCTTTGGATGCAAAAATTTGGGGTTTAGCCGTATTGATAATAATTACACCTTTTGTAGATAGGTTTTTATTATGAAAAAAAATGCATTACCTAGAGGTTTGACTTACTTCCGTAAAGGCGGCGGAGTGGCAAAAAAATCGAAAGGAAGTAAGATTTGCCCAGAAGGCAAAGCTTGGGCGAAGCGAACTTTTGACACATACCCGTCCGCATATGCAAACCTAGCTGCCTCCAAATATTGTAAAGACCCCAACTACGCCAAAAAATCTAAGGGCGGCAAGCGCAAAGGCCGATAAAAATGGGTGAACTCAAGAAATGGCTTGATCAAGAATGGGTTCGAATAGATTCGTCAGGCAACATCAAGGGCCCCTGCGGCACGTCTAAAGATAAAAAGAATCCAGACCGTTGTTTGCCTAAGAAAAAAGCACAAAGCTTGTCAAAAAAAGAAAGAGCCTCCACTGCCAAGAAAAAGAAACGCGAAGGTCGTGGAGGTAAAACGGTTGTCAGCAACACCAAAGCAGCGAAGGTTCGGAATCTAGCCAAAGGAGGCGCAATAGCCCGAGGTTGTGGTGCAGTCTTGCCGAATCGGCGCAAATTTACAAAAGGGGCTTCTCCGTAATGACTTTTTTTGCGTCTTCCGATTTTGAAAAAGGTGTCATATCAGAACTAAAAGATTGGACACATTTAAGTCTGAATGTCCCGAATGAGTTTTTCAATGGTTTACCTCCGTGCCCTTTTGCCAGACAAGCTTGGGTAGATGATAAAGTTGCGGTTATTTTTGATGATACAAACAGTTGGCAATGTTTGTATAGTGCGGTGTCCCAGTTTGATGACGCTTATGATATGGCCGTCATCGTCCGTCGAAATCCTCTGGGTCATGCCGAGGAGTTGCACGAATATTTAGGGCAAATAAACGAAGCGATTTCTAAAGGTTGGTTTATTGACAAAGACATCTGGCTTATGGGTTATCACCCGGACGATGATGAAGCAGAGTTTGTTGATGATGATATGGAAGTCGAAGAAATGGTCGAAGATCCTTATTTAATGGTATTTATTCAACGTCTTTCCAAAATTCAAGAATCAGCTTACAAATTAGTTCATAAAGGTTATTATGAAAATTACATGAGCAATCAATATTTTGCACAGCAGTACGCAAACCGAGAACATTTTTATTTGAAACTGAGGAGAAGTAACGATGCCGATGAAAAAACAAAAGCCTGTCAGAAAGAGGGGCGGTGGAGCGATGGCAAAGCAGAAGCCTGTGAAGAAAAGGGGCGGTGGCGCAATGGCAAAACAAAAGCCTGTCAGAAAGAGGGGCGGTGGCGCAATGGCAAAACAGAAGCCTGTTCCGATGCGAGGGGGTGGTTCACCGAAACGCATGAAAACCGGTGGGGACACCATGTCGGTAGCAGAGCTTAGAAAACTTGCTAAGAAGAAAGGGTACAGTCTAAAAAAGGATAGCTAATGGCAGTTTCAGGAAGTGCTAATTTTGAGTTAGACGTTACGGAATACATTGAGGAAGCCTTCGAGCGTTGCGGGCAAGAGGTTCGCACGGGTTATGATTTAAAAAGCGCAAAAAGATCTCTCAATTTATTATTGGCCGATTGGGCAAATCGTGGTTTGAATCAATGGACTATTGCTCAAAGGACACAAGCGTTAACACAAGGAACTTCCGAATATTCTTTATCGGCTGATGTTATCGATATCTTGTCGGTTGTGGTTCGTCGGGATGGTACAGATTTTTCTTTGTTGCGGTTGAGCAGAGACGAATTTTTGACTATACCCGACAAAACCACCCAAGGTCGCCCTAATCAGTTTTTCTTAGATCGTCAAGTGACACCAAACTTAAAAATTTGGCAGGTCCCGGAAAACAGCACAGATACGTTAATTTATGATGCGCTTACTCGGATTGATGACGCGGACACGTTCATTAACACTATGGACATACCGTTTCGTTTTTATCCGTGTTTAGCCGCAGGATTGGCTTATTATTTGTCTATGAAAAGGGCTCCCGATCGCGTCCAGCTTCTAAAAGCGGTATACGAGGAGGAATTTGAAAGGGCGGCGACAGAAGACAGAGATAGATCTTCTTTTAATGTTGTTCCTAAATTCGAATATTATCGAGTAGGGTAATGGCGAAATTTGCTTCGGGAAAAAAAGCTTTTGCAATAAGTGATCGTTCTGGTCAACGGTATCCTTATCGTCTGATGCGAAGAGAATGGAATGGTTTACTTGTCGGGCCGGATGAATACGAACCAAAACAACCTCAATTAGGTCCGTTTCGTACAGTAAACGACCCACAAGCTTTGCAGAATGCACGTCCTGATAGGACGGAACCTTTGCTTGTGTTTGTAGGCGTAGAAACAATAGAAAACTCGTCTGTAAATTTAACAGTTGCAAGCGGTAACGTCGGTTCGGTAACGGTGGTGACCTCATGAGTTTTACTTTTGCTCAACTAAAAACAGCTATTCAAGATTACACTGAGTATGATGAATCCACTTTTGTAACAAATTTGCCTGTTTTTATTCGACAGGCCGAAGAGCGGATTTTAAAAAACGTTCAATTAAGTTTGTTCAGAAAAAACGCGCTTGGCACCTTGTCTTCGGGTAATCGTTTTTTAGCGTGTCCAACAGATTTTTTAGCTCCTTACTCTCTTTCTTTTATCAATAGCTCGAGTGAGCATAATTTTTTGCAATTTAAAGACCCAGATTTTGTGCAAACGATGAATCCCAATGCTTCGACGACGGGAGAGCCTAGGTTTTACGCACAGTTTGATGTCGACAATTTTATTATTGGACCCACCCCAAACGGTGATTTTTCGGCAGAACTTCATTATTTTTATCGTCCAGCTAGTCTTACAGCGGGGGCGGAGTCGGGTACTACTTGGTTAAGTGAGAACGCTGATGTGGCTTTACTTTATGGTACTTTGTTAGAGGCTTATATTTTTATGAAAGGTGAGCCCGATTTAGTGTCTTTGTACGATAAACGTTTTACAGAAGCAATTGTTGCTCTGAAGTTATTTGGGGAAGCAAAAGAGACGACCGATGAGTACCGCACCGGTAAAGTCATTAGGCAAAAACAATAATGTTTAGTGTTGACATAAAAAATGAGTGCGGCACCGTTGAAGTGCAAACAACAATTAACCGAGGACATACTCCAGAGGAGCTGTCTGCGTTTGCGGTAGATAAAATTATTCAAATAGCCGAGGGTGCAGACCCAATCTTGAAGGAACAGGCAAAAGCGTTTCGAGAAAGGATGTATTGGGTTATTGTTCATACGGCAAAACAAGCGATAGAAAGTGATCGGACCACCTTGCAAAACAAACTTGTGAATGAAGGTCACGAAGATTTAGCTCAACTATTGAGGAAAATATAATGGCTATTACTCAGGCAATGTGTACGTCTTTCAAGCAAGAATTGTTGCAAGGTATACATAACTTTACGAACGGATCTGGTGGAGGCACGACCACCTCAACAGGAACTGGAAACGCTTTCAAATTAGCTTTGTATACAAGCAGTGCAAGTTTGAGCGCGTCCACTACGGCTTTTACCACGAGTAATGAGACGTCGGGCACGGGATATAGCTCTGGTGGCGCTGCGTTAACAAACGTCACGCCCACGACTTCGAGCACCACAGCTCTAACGGACTTCGCAGATTTAACGTTTAGCAGTTCAAGTATTACTGCAAGAGGAGCGATGATCTATAACTCTTCAACGACCGCAGGATCTGCTAATCGGGCGGTGTTAATTTTGGATTTTGGCTCAGACAAAACGTCGTCTAGTGGCGATTTTACGATACAGTTTCCCACAGCAGACGCAAGTAGTGCGATTATTAGGATTGCCTAATGACTGATGTAACCGTATTTTTTACCGGTTATAACCAAATAACACAGGGTTATGGCCGGGGTGGATACAACCAAGACGTAGCCTTTACGGGTTTAACGAGCGGTTTAGGAACTGCCACACCGTTATCGGGAACAATTATTTCTGTATCCGGTATTGAGTTAACGGCTTCCCTGGGTGGTAGCGATCAGTGCGGGAGGCGGAGAAACAGTCCAGGTTAATGGCATAGCCGCAACAGGCGGCATTGGCTCTCCTAACGTTTGGAGTGGGATTATTCCCGACCAAACGCCGAGCTGGAGCACGATTACAGCATCACAAACACCAAACTGGGAAGAGATAGCGGCATAAATTATGGCATCAACTTTTGATAATAATTTGAGAATAGCAGAACCAGCCGATGGAGACACGGATTGGGGGACTAGCACCAATAAGTCTTTAGAACTCATTGGAGAAGCGTTAGGCTTTGGTACAGAGGCTATAACCACTAATGCTGATACTCATGCATCCACGGTAGCAAATGAAACGGCTTCTCCAGCTAGATCAATATACATCAAATATACAGGGACGTTAGACTCAACGTGCACTATCACGATTGGCCCAGATACAATCAAAAGATTTCAGATTATCGAGAATGCAACGTCTGGCTCTCAATCTATTATTATTAGTCAAGGCAGTGGAGCAAATGTCACTATCGCTAATGGTGGAGTAAAGGCCGTATACTTAGATGGGGCTGGTTCTGGTGCGGCAGTGCTTGATGCTTTTGTGGATCTTGATGTCGGAGGCACGTTTACGGTGGGAACAGCGGCTAACGGTGTTTCAATCACAAATGGTGCGATTGACCTTAAAAACTCTGGCGCACAATCCTACATAAGGTTTTATTGTGAATCTTCTAATGCTCACTATGCTGAAGTAAAAGCTCCAGCACATAGTGCGTTTAGCGGCAATGTTACGTTGACACTGCCAGTGACAACAAGCAATTTAGTTGGCGACAGTGCGACACAGACCTTAACTAACAAAACAATCAACGCATCTAATAACACACTGTCTAATATACCCATGTCTGCTACATCTTTTTCTGCTGGCACAGGGGTAACTCTTAGCACTAACACGTTAAATGTAGATGCGGCACAAACAGGTATAACATCGTTGCTTGCCACTGATATAAAAATAGGTGAGGACGATGAGACCAAAATTGACTTTGAAACAGCAGATACTATTAACTTTTACGCTAATAATGAAAAACAACTTATTCTAACCGATGGAGCTTTAACGCCCGGCACTAACGCAATACTAGATTTAGGCACAGATGCGTTAGAGTTTAAGGATGCATTTTTTGACGGAACAGTTGAAGCAGATGCTATTTCAATAGCTGGGACAGCCATATCAGCCACTGCCGCAGAAATAAATAAACTAGATGGTGTAACAGCCACCACAACAGAAATAAATTATCTTGATATAACCACACTGGGAGCGTCAGAAGCCAGCAAGGTACTTACTGCAAATGCAAGCGGGATAGTCACTTTTAACAAGGCAATTA